GTAAAGGAAAAACCATGAAGTTTCTGAAATCAATTAGTTACGTTGCGTTTGATAATGATTTCGATACCGATGAACGATCTTGGAATCCTGAGGTTTGGGCAGCGGAGACGCTGGTTGTGCTTGAGGAGAACATGGTAATTGGACACTTGGTCCATACTGATTTTGAAGATGAAATCGCTGCTTTTGGTGATACTGTCAATACGCGTATGCCTGGCACGTTCAAGGCCAAGCGTAAGGGTACGAATGATGATGTTGATGTGCAAAGTGCAACGGCCGATAAGGTGGCTATTGTGTTGAATCAACATGTTCACACGTCCTTCATGATTCGTGATGGCGAAGAGAGTCGCTCTTTTGTCGATCTCGTTAATACGTACTTGCAGCCTGCTGCAAAGTCTTTGGCTGAGCATATTGACCGTATTCTGTTGGGTCAAGTGTACCAGTTCTTGGACAATCAGGTTGAACAAGACCCGGATGATACGTCTAGTGATATCAAGGACATGATTCTTGATCTTCGCGAGGTTCAGAATATTAAGAAGGTTCCGGTGGATGGTCGTAACCTAATTCTTACTACGACAACTGAAACTGAAGCTCTGAAGTTGGACCTGTTCCTTTCAGCCGAAAGAGTCGGCGATGAAGGTACTGCTTTACGTGAGGCTTCGCTTGGTAAGAAGCTTGGCTACCAGACGTACATGAGTCAGAATGCTTCTGGCTACAAGACTGACGGCGGAAGTACCCTCGGTACGACAAATGCTGCTGGTAGTACAGACGGTGTTCATGCTGCTGGTAGCACTGTCATTACGTTGACCACTGATTCTAGTGCTGTTTTGACTGGTATGTACATCACTTTCACTACGGTTCCTGGTGTGTACCGTGTTACTGCGGGTGGCGCTGCTACTGAAATCACGATTGATCGTGGTCTTGAAGCATCTTGCCCTGATGATAGTTTCATCAGGTACCGTACTAATGGTGCGATTGACCTCGCAGGACACGCTGGCGTCTCTACGTATCCAATCGGTTATGACAAGCAAATCAATATCACCGCTAGTGGTGTTATTCCTCAGCTTGGTCAACTTGTCGGTTTCGCTGATTCTGATAGCGATCCTGTTCGCACGGGCGAATACTGCATCATTGATGTTGATGATGGCAGTGGCGCTGGTGATTATTACATCATGCTTGATCGGCCTTTGGAAGCAGCCCTTGAAGACACTGATGTAGTCAATTACGGGCCTGCATTCCAGTATAACTTTGCGTTTGATCGTAATGCACTTGCATTGATCAGTCGACCGTTGGCTCAACCGAGGTCCGGTACTGGTGCAGTTTCCGGTGTGTCGTCTTACAATAACTTGTCTATGCGTGTTGTCATTACGTATGATGGCACCAAACAAGGTCATCTTGTGACGTTCGATCTGCTCTGTGGTGTGAAGGTGCTCGACGTGAATCGCGGTGCAGTTCTGCTTCGCAATCGCATTGGAAGCTGATTTTAACATCGATCAAGGTGCCAAGGAAGGCACCTCTCGGTTAAGGAGAAATTATGGATCTGCAATCTCTTAGTAATGCAATGGAATATATGAAAGGTAAGGTTGATATGATCGTTGCAGCGCTCATTGGTGATCCAACTGATGAGTCTAAGCCTGGTCTTTTAATTCGTTTGGACAGAACAGAGCGGTCTATTGCTTCACTGGAACGTAAGTTGACATTGGTTGGCGGTGCGCTAGTTACTGTGATTGCAACTATTATTGCAGCATTTGTGATCAAATTGATCTAAGGATAAGCTGATGCAACCAAGACGCAAAGAAACACGACTGGTTAGAAAAGCCTTCTATAGGCTCAAACGAGACTATGGATTCCCAATCAGGCTTTACAAAATCACGAATGTTACTTTGGACCTTGAAGCGGGAACGAAGACACGCAGAGTGAGATACAAAAGTATTCCTCGGGCAGTCTTCGTCACCGCTAAGTTGTATCGGTCTTTTGTCTACGATCTGTCTTATATTGCTGTAAATAAGAATTTTGTCTCTGGTGGATTTTTTGATCCAGAGGATAGAGTTATTCTAATTGACTGGCAAGATACCCGTGATTTTATAATCAAAATAGACGATTACATTGTCTATGACAATAAGCATTATTTAATTACAGGTGTAAGAACGTTTGAAAATGATGCTGGTTATCTTGTGAAAGTTCGTGGAGTAGCCGGTTCAGAACTTATAGACGTCGCTCTTTTTGAAATAAGTAATGCTATTGAAATCACTCAAACAGTTGCTGCGGATGCAATACCATGAGTAATTCCAATTGGCCCCGTTGGCTCTACGCTTCAACATCGAAATACTTCCAAGCTATCGCTGACGCATATCCCATTCATATGTACCTTGAGGGTGTCGAACGAGACACAAAAGAAGAATCAAAGTGGATTGAATTTAGGATGGATGGTCCACAGACTAGAGAGATCAGTAAAGGTTACTTCCGTCTTGACGTAGAAATCAATATCCTTTGGTCTGTACATCTAGATTCCACAGATTTCCATGAGCAGCAAAGAATCCTGGGAATGTTAATTGAAGCGATGACGGATATTTGTATTCATAAATATGGCGATGATGATAGTTTGCTCGGTACTTTGATACTGCAACAGGATCCGAATAACCCAATTCGTGGTAATAATTTCGGTCAAGTAAGACCAGACACTCAGTTAGTCCAAGGTTCAGTAGAAGGCACGTACCGAATGTACCTATCGGAGTAAATTATGTGGCCGACAAAGAAAGAAATTATTCGACGAGAAAAACTTGAATCTGAAAATACAAAGTATTGTTCTGACTGTAAGCAAATTAAGCCTCTTTATGAGTTTGCAGTTAAAGCTAGAGCTCGAAAAATGGCTGAATCATTTTGCTTACAATGTCAAAGAACACGAGAATATAAGCGTAAATACGGTATTACAATCAGTGAATATGAAGAGTTACTGAAACAACAAAATAACAAATGTGCAATTTGCGGTACGACTGATCCTTGTAAATCACGTGTTAATTTTTGTATTGATCACGATCATAAGAAAGATTCTGTGCGGGGTCTTCTTTGTGATGATTGTAATCGGGGCTTAGGAGCTTTCGATGATGACCCAGAGCGACTAGTCGCGGCTGCGGGATACCTGTTAAGGGCTAAAAAGTAACAACTTCCTTAAGGAGAAAACCATGCGCTTCCTGAAAGCGAAAACTCAATTTGCGTGCTTCGCACCAATCGACCTCAAACAGGCTGATTTTTATGTGCGTGATGGTTGGGGCGGTCAATCAGGTGTTAGTTCTGTAACTAACACTTCTGAAGAGCCTCTGGCCGAAACTGTGATTGCTCTTACTACTTGTAATCTTGTCGTTCCCGTTGGAATGTCTGTACATTTCGGTAATGATAGTACCGATGGAGAGTACATCGTTGCCTCCAGAACTACCAGCGGTGGGACTGATGCAATCTGGACAATCTTCCTAGATACGGCAACCGGCGGTGATTATACAATCACTATGGGCGGCCAAACCACGAATTCTATTGCGTTTGACGCAGTTCCTGCGACAATTGAGCTTGAATTGCAAGCGTTAGATGCAATCGGTTTCGATGACGTTGTTGTTACGAAACCAGCAGCCGATATTATTCTCACCTTTGCTGATGATCTTGGTGAACAGCCTGTTACTGGTCTTACCTGGACGTCCAGCTTAACTGGTGCAGGTGCAGAAACTTTTACTAATACGACGCCTGGTGTTTCTGCTACTAATACGGCAACGATTACTCTGACTGCGGGTTTGGCTGAGCTTATTGCAGCCGGCGGGACAGTCACCTTTACTGGTAGCCTCATAGCTGTAAGAATTGGTGAAGGTAATATGACGTATGATGAAACGAAGAATCGTGACTATATTCTCGATCGTGGGATTATTGACACCGTTCGCCCAGGCGATGATGTGCCTATGGATGTTTCTTTTGATTTTGTTTGGGAGTACATCACTGCGGTTACTGACAGTGCGGTCCCGACGATTGAAGACGCTTTGAAGCAACGCGGTGAAGCTTCCGCGTGGGTTACTACCTCTAGTGATGAATGTGAAGAATACTGTGTTGATCTTGAAATCCATTATGACCCTCAATGTGGTGGTACAAATAGCGAAAAAATTGTGTTTCCATTCTTCCGTTATGAGAAGTTGACTCATAACATCAAAGATTCGCAGATTTCGTGTACTGGTAAATGTAATGCCACTGAGGCGACTGCTACTCGCGGTTCCTAAGCAAAGGAGTATCTAACTTGAAAATTAAAGGCAAGAGAATCGAAAGCGTTAACGTTGAGATCATTCCCATTCCTCGGGGTAATGGTCCTGATATTATTTTTGAAGCGCGCGCAATCCAAGACATGGAACCATTTGAAAGAATGTGTCCATTGCCTAATCCCCCGAAACGGAAGATTGACGGGGTGGATGTGCCGCAATTAAAAGATTCAAACTATTTGAAAGCTTTGGAAAAGCGAGCGACGCAACGTATGGCGTGGATGACCATTACAGCATTGGAAGCCACGGAAGGCTTAGAGTGGGAGACTGTAAAAGTCGATGATCCTTCGACTTGGTTGCAGTTAGAGCCTGAACTAATAAAAGCAGGTTTTAGTGCCGTTGAAAGGCAGCGCATTGTTGCAGGTGTTGTGAATGCTAATGCTTTGAGTGA